CGGCCGAGAATTCGGAATGATGTACCCACTGGCAGAAGAGTTCCTGAACAAATGGGGCATCAAGTGCAAGGTTGAGGGGCTTGGGCCTGTTCAGTTTGAGGCGCCGCCCGCCGACTGACTTGCACGCCTGCGCGTCCACACGCTAGGCTACAGAGAGACATAACCGCTCCGCGATGGATTTCGCGGAGATCAGTGCGAGCGACTTGAGGATTCTTGTCGCGGCGTGCTTGCGGGATACCCCGCCAGCCGCCGCGTTTGCGTTTGGCTGGCTCAAAAAAGGAGCAACAGCCAAATGGCTTCCAACCTCAAGCGTCTTCAGGACCGTGCCGCGGCGATCGCCGCCCGCCTCAACGAACTCGCCGACTGCGAGGAGCGTTCCGAGGAGCAGACCACCGAACTCCGTCGCCTGACGGACGAGGCAGACAAGGTCAAGTCGGACCTGGAGTTTGAGCAGAAGTTGGCCGCCAAGGAGGCGGAACTGCGTTCGGTCGTCGAGCGGGCCGCCCCCGCCCCGGCGCCCGTCGCCGCCCCGGCCGAGGAGCCGAAGAAGGTCGAGATTCGGGCGATCAACCCGCATCACACGAGCCTGCGGGCCTTCAACGACGGCCCCGACGCCGTCGAGAGCGCCTACCGCTGCGGCCGCTGGCTGCGGGCGACGCTGTTCCGCAACCAGGAGGATCTCCGGTGGTGCCGCGACCACGGCGTCGAGAGCCGCGCTCTGAACGAGGGCAGCAACTCGGCCGGTGGTGCGCTGGTTCCCGAAGAGTTCGCCAACCGCGTGATCCGGCTGGTCGAGACCTACGGCACCTTCCCCGGCGCCGCCGAGAACGTCTCGATGAACCGCGACACGATGGTGGTGCCGAAGCGCCTGTCCGGCACCACGGCGTATTTTATTGGCGAGGGGTCGAGCATCAGCGAGAGCGAGCCGACCTACGGCAACGTGTCGCTCGTCGCCAAGAAGTTGGGCGTGTCCTGCCGGATGTCGACCGAAGTGGTCGAGGATGCCCTGGTGTCGCTGGCCGACAGTGTGGCTGCTGAATTCGCGACCTCGCTGGCCTACAAGATCGACACCTGCGGCTGGCTCGGCTCGGGGACGTCCGAGTTCGGCGGCATCAACGGCATCGTGAACAAGATCAACGACGGCACGCACACGGCGAGCGTCGTGACGGCGGCCTCGGGCAACACGGCGTTTGAGACCCTCGACATCGAGGACTTCCTCGGCGTCATCGGCAAGTTGCCGCTCTACGCCCGCCAGGGCGCTGCGTGGTACGTCTCGCCGGCCGGCTACGCCGCGTCCATCAGCCGCCTGAAGTATGCGGCCGGTGGCAACACGGTCGACAACCTCGGCCGCGATGCCGGTGAGTCGTTCCTCGGCTACCCGGTGCGGATGGTTCATGTCCTCAACAGCACGCTCGGCGCTGACACCAACAAGGTCAAGGTGCTGTTCGGCAACATGGGCCTGTCCAGCATCTACGCCCGTCGTCGGGACTTCTCGGTGCGGCTGTTCGATCAGGTCTACGCGACCACCGATCAACTGCTGCTTCAGGGGACCATGCGGTTCGACATCAACCACCACAGCCTCGGCAGCACTTCGGAGGTCGGCCCCGTCGTCGCCCTCAAGTCGGCTGCTTCGTGATAAAGGAGCCAAAAGCAAATGATTCACTCCCAGAACCATAAGGTTGTCGCCGAAGTCCCGGCGGCGGCTGTCGGTGCGACTGCGACTGCGACGCTTGTTATCGACACCATCGGGTACGACCACGCCAGCGTGACCGTACTGCGCGCCAGCAACGCCAGCACGGTGTTTGCCAGCGCCGTGAAGGTCGAGGAGTCGGACGACAACTCGTCTTACTCCAACGTCACGGCCCTCGTTGGCGGCGGCACTGGCGGCTTCTCGATCCCGGCGATCGCTGCGTCGGCCACGGGTTCGGCGTCCATCCTCAAGATGGACATCGACACGAAGGCCAAGAAGCGCTACCTGAAGGTGTCCTACACCCCCGGTGCGTCGGCGAACGTGGCGATCGTGGCTCGCCTGGGTCGCGGCGAAGAGTCGCCGGCCACGGCGGCCGACGCCGGCGTCCTCGGTCTCGTCAAGGGCTAGTCCTGCATAAGCGGGACGGCCATTGACGGCCGACAAAGGCGCAAGGATGCGCGCCCGCTCCTCACAAGGAGCGCACGATGCTGGTTCGCGTTGGTAATTGTGAAGCCGAGGTCAAGGTGGCCGCTCTCATGAGCGTGCCACGCCTCGGCTTCACGGATAATTTCTTCTGCATCTCCCAGGCGCTAGCGCCGCACAAGATCGCCCCGATCAAATACACCGGGGCGTTCTTTGGCCAGTGCCTGCAGCGGACGATGGAGCAGGTCATCGACACGCACGACGTCGTGCTGACGATCGACTACGACACGATTTTCACCGCGAAGACCGTCGAGGCGCTCCTGGCGCTGATGATGTATTCCGGCGTCGACGCCATCGCGCCACTCCAGACCAAGCGGGAAGCGAACACAGTGATGTTCGCACTGCCTGGGGTCACCTCTGACGACAAGACAACGGTCGAGAACGACTGGTTCTCCAAGCCGGTGCAGTTGGTCGAGACGGCCCACTTCGGCTGCACGTTCATCCGCACCGAAGCCATCAAGAAGATGCCGAAGCCGTGGTTTCTCGCCGAGGCCAACGTCGAGGGGACGTTCACCGGCGGCCACGTTGATGAGGACATTTACTTCTGGAAGAAGTTTCACGCCACGGGGAACAAGTTGGGGATCGCCACCAGCGTCAGCGTCGGCCACGCCGAACTGATGATTACATGGCCGTCCAGGACCGTGGAGTGCGGCAAAGTTCAGCAGCACACGACCGAGTTCTGGAACAGCGACAGGACGCCGCCAGAGGGCGCATGGGGGTTTGTGAAGTGAGAGTCAAAATCGTCAAGGAGTTCGGCGGCTACAAGGTCGGCCAAGAGTTTGACTGGGGCGACGGCATGGCCAGAGTCCTGCTCGCCCGCGGCCTTGTCCAAGAGATCGAAGAGCGCGGCGAAGAGACCGCCGCCGTGGAACTTCGCGTCGAGAAGGCCGTCCAGCCGCAAGGAAAGAAGAGGCACAAGTGACCGTCACTATCGTCTACGGCTCGCCGCAGCAGCCCGACTCCGCGATCACCCCGTACCGCAGCCTGACGCGACATACGGCGCCGGCCGTCGAGCCGGTGACGCTCGCAGAGGCCAAGGTGCAGTGCCGCGTCGACACGAGCGACGACGACGCCTACATCACGACGCTGATCGCCACGGCCCGCGAGTACGTCGAGAGCGTCCTGGACATCTCGATGATCACGACCGTGTGGGAGGCCCGCTACGACACGTTCCCGCTGTGGGAGATCATCCTCCCCAGGCCACCCATGCAGAACGCCAACGTCACGCTGGTCTACCGTGACGAGGGCGGCGCCAGTCAGACGCTGACGAGCGGTACTGGCGCGTTTCAGACGGACTTTTATGCCACGCCTGGGCGAATCTTCCCGATCTACGGCGGCGTCTGGCCAGCCGTCCGGGGCGACGAAAACAGCGTGCTGGTTCGGTGGTCGGCCGGGTACGGGGCTTCTGGGGCGAGCGTGCCGAACGTCCTCAAGCACCTGATCCTCTTGCTTGTCGCCCACTGGTACGAGGCCCGCCAGCCGGTCGCCGCCGGCGGCCAGATGCCGATTCCGACCACCTTTGAGACGCTGCTGGCCGCCTCCGGATGGGGCGGATACCGATGACCATTGAGGCGCAGGTCACAGCCACCGTGTCGGCACGGTCGGCCACGACAAGTGGCCTGACGTCCTCGATCACCGACCACCCGCTGACGTTCTTCTTCGACGTCGGCGACTGCACGACGGTCTGGAGCGACCGACGCACGTTTGCGTCTGGCTACGACGAGGTCGATTTCTCGGCCATCGGCATCGGCACGGTGAAACTCCTGTGCCTCAAGAACCTGTCGACGACAAACCAGATTGCCCTGTCGGCCGGCTGGACGGGGAGCCAGTTCAGCGTCTTCCGGCAGGACGCGTCGGCCTGGAACTTCTCGCCGATGGTGAACCTCGGCTCGCTGACCCTGCGTGGCTACCCGATCCGCGAGGGCGGGGCGTTCATGCTGTGCAGCCCGAACTCCGCTGGGTTCGGCACGACGTCCGGCGGCAGCATCCTCCGCGTCGGCGGCACGAGTGGGCAGAACTACGAAATCTACGTTATGGGAACCTGACCAATGGCGCTCAATGCTCAAATCGCCCTCTCCATCCTTGCCCACGAGACGTCGATCGGCGACCTGTCGCGGACGCTGCGGGCCACGCCGGCCAACTACGCCCTGTCGATCACTGACGGCACCGGGGCCAATCAGGCGCAGGTGGTGTGGAGCGCGTCCGGGTCAACCCCAGGGTTCGGCGGATACGTTGACTTCAACCTTCAGTCCTTGCCAGACGACCGCGGCACCGTAAGCATGACATATGTCAAGGGAATCTACATCAAGAACACAAATCCAGACGAGGCGCTACTCGTCGGCGCGGACTGGAATGATACCACGCCACAAAACAGGTTCTACTACCTTCCGCTTTACAGAAATCAGAGCAACGGTGCAGGGGAGCCGATCCGGCTGACCGGAACCTCATTCTTTTTTGTGTTTTCTCCGTCCGAAGACGGCTATCAGGTCGGAGCGACGTCAAAGATCATTCGCTTATCTGCGACGGACGGAGGCGCTCCAAGTTACGAAATCGTCCTCATCGGCGAAGGCACGGTCACATGATCATCGGCCGCATGAGGGAGCGGGTCACGATCCAGTCTCCGACAGAGGTTCGCACCTCGGTTGGCGAGACGACTTTGACCTGGGCCACGCTGGCGACGGTGTGGGCCAGCGTCGACGGCCTATCGACGCGGGACATTCTGCAGGCCCAGCAGGCCAATCTCGTGGCCACGCACCGCATCCGGATCCGCTACCGGGCCGACGTCACGCACACACAGCGGATCCTGTGGCGCGGGCGGACCATGGAAATCGCCAGCGTCGTCGAGCGAGACAATCGCACGGCCCTGGAAATCCTCGCCCGAGAGGTGCAGTGATGGCCATCGACAATTTCGGACGCGCGCAGGCATTCATTCGCATCGGCGTCGAAGGCGTTCGCCCTGTCCTGGATACCCTGCAGAACGTCGCTGGAGCCTTGGCCGCAGGCGACGCGCTGGAGCGAGTGCTGCAGCGAGCGGCGCGGCCGATCAGGGACGGCTACCGCGCCGCCGCCCTGCGTCACGACGCGACCGGCAACCTCGCCAAAAGCACGACCATCAAGACCAAGACGTACCGCCCCGGCGTCTCGGTGGCCATTGCCGGCCCGCGGCACACCGGGAATATGGGGGCCACAGGACAGCAGGCAAGTGGCAATCACGGTTGGTTGGTGGAGTTCGGGTCCAACGGCCGCCGCAGCCCATCCAGCCGCGGCACGCGCAAGACCTACGTCAATGTCCACCAGTCGATCAACATGAAGATGACGAAGGTCGCCAAACTGGAGGACAGTGACAAGTTCGCCCGCCGGTCCAAGGGCTACTACTTCCTCATGTCGTCGTGGCGGGAGCCGACGCGCCAAGCCCGCGCCGGCCGGGGGTACACCCACGACTTCCTGCCGGACGGCGGCGTTTTCACGCTCCAGCCTGGGGAAACCTACGGCGCAATGCCCGGGTATCACCTCATGGAGAACACCATCTCGGCCCGCCGGTCGCAGGCCCAGACGATCATCCGCAACGGGCTGATCGACGCCATCAACGCAGCCATCGCGGGGTCACTCTGATGCTATTGCTCCCAGAAAAGCACGTTTACGCGAAGTTGGCCTCGGCTCCCGGAGTGGCGCGGCTCGTCGGCTTCCAGATCTACCCAATCGCCGTGCCGAAGGGCGCCGCGATGCCGTTTGTGATCTACAAGCGGGCGAACGTCCGCCGGGAAGGCACGCTGGGCAACACCCCGCTATTCATGCCGGAAGTGTCGCTGCAGATCGCCTCCTGGGCGCTGACCTACGAGGGCGCCAAAGACCTCGCCGACGAGGTGAGGCTGGCCCTGGATGGCCACACAGGCACACTACTCGGGGTTACAATACACGATATGAGGCTTGTCTCCGAAGTGGACGACTTCCTCGACCCCACGGCGGTTGGGGCGCAACTTCCGCCGGCATACGAAGTCAGACAACTGTTTCAGGTTCGCTGGTCCGAGGCGACCGGCTAACACAATAGCGCAAGGAGGCGCGGCGTAATGGGAACTTCGGCACAGGGACTTACGTTCACCTTCGGTGGCTCTGGCGTCACCGTCACTTCCGTCCAGGTCAATGACACCCAAGACCTCCTCGACGCGACGCACCTCGGCGTGGCCCCCAACGCCCGCCGCATCTTCGTTGGCGGATTCGCGACCGACCGGGAAGTGCAGATCGACTACATCAACTCGACGATCCTCACCGCCGGCGTGTCCGGCGCCCTGTCGATCTCCGGCCCCATGTCGTTCAGCGGCAACGCGACGATCTCGTCTGCGTCCCTCGGCGGCTCGGTCGGCGACTTCGTGCGAGGCTCTGCGACCTTCCGGCTCGCCTGACGACCGGAGGGTCCGATGGGCTTGTCCGCTCAAGGCGCGACCTTCACGTTTGCGGGATCGCTTGGCAGTTTCCAGGGCAGCGTCGTCGGCATCAACGTCGAGACGCCGGTCGCGGAGGTCGTCGACATGACGTCTCCGACTGACCCGCTGGGTCATGTCTATCTCGTACCGACCGGCGGATTGTCTGGCGGCAGCGTGTCGCTGGACTTCTTGGCCACGCCGGCCACTGGCGACGTTGCGGCGATTGTCCGCGGCGTCGGCCAGTTGACGTTCTCCTCGCCGACTTGGTCGGTGTCGAAGCGCGCAATTCTTGAGTCTGCAAACACGGAGGCCCGCGTCGGTGAGTTGGTGCGCGGGTCTGCGACTTTTCGCCTCACCGACTACGAGGGAACCTGACAAATGGCTTTGAGTAAGGCTGCGATTCTGGCGGCGAAGGACGTTCGGTTGAGCGATGCGATCAAGGTTTCCGAGTGGGGCGGCGACGTCTACGTCAAGACGCTCTCTGGCCTGGAGCGGGACTCGTTTGAGGAGTCCTACGCCGAGCAGAAGATGAAGTCGTTCCGCGTCCGCTTCCTCCTCCTGACGCTGTGCGACGACTCCGGCGACCGCCTGTTCGCCGACGCCGACCTCGACCTGCTCGGCAAGAAGTCGAGCGTGGTGATCAACCGGCTGTTTGAGAAGGCGTGGAGCCACAACGCCCTGACGTCGGAGGCTGTGGAAAGCCTGGGAAAAGATTCACTGACCGACCAGAGCGGAGGTTCTATTTCCGCCTAGCGTTGGCCCTAGGCATGACAGTCAAGCGGCTGCTGACGGAGTGCGACTCCGCGGAGTTGAGTGAGTGGTATGCCTACGACCAGCGGTGGCCGCTGCCTGACTCCTGGTGGCAGACAGCGCGACTGTGTCGGACGGTGATGGCGGCGAGTGGGAACTACAAGCGGGTGCCAGAGGAAAACATCTTTATTCCGTCGCAGGCAAAGCCCCATCAGACGCCGGACGAGATGTTTGCAGAACTACAGAAACTTCAAGGATGAAGCATGGCCCTGCTCGGCAAAATCTCCGCGGTTCTGACTGCGAACACGCAGGACTTCACTCGCCGCATTGGCGAGTCCCGGCGTGAACTGCAGGATTTTGCGCGCCAAGCCCGTGGCATCCAGTTCAACCTCAACACCAGGGCGCTGGACGGCACGCTGACCCAGTTGCAGCGGTTTCAGCGGACGCTCCGCGAGATCCAGCAACTCCAGGCCCGCGGCGTCGACGCCGGCCTGCCGAATGTCGGCCGCCTGCGCGACCAGTTTCGGGCGTTTGAGGACATCGGTCGCCCGCTGACGAACGTCAAGAACCAGATTGAAGGTCTTTCGTCTGCGATTCAGTCGGAACTGTACCCGGAACTGCAAAAGATCCAGGCCGGGTTTCGCAACTTTTACCGCGACCTTGATACAGGCGCGGCGACGTTCGACAGGTCTGCCAAGAGAATAGAGAACCTGCAGCAGCGGCTTTTGGCCCTGTCGCGGGCGACTGCGGTCGCCAAGGACATCGGCGGCCTGTCTAGGCAACTGGAGGCGTCCTCGTCCGGCGCCTCGTTCTTCTCGCCGTCCGCCAAGGAGGCGCTGAAGAAGACGATTGCGCTCCGCGGGGACGCAGAAAACATTCCGGCCCGGTTTCGTGGCGGTCAGTTCGCCGACCTTGCGGTCGCCGCCGAGGAGAACGCCGCAAGAGTCGAAAAGGCCGTGGCGCGGGTTGCCAGAGCGCAACTGCGGACTGGACGCCCGCGCGGCGAAACGGCACGCAACCTGGAGTTTCGCGGCCGCGCCCAGCAAGAACTGGACGCCGCCGTTCGTGAGCAGGCCGCCATCAACGCGCTGTTCGATAGGGAGATTCGCAGTGCCACGATCAAGCAGATCGTGTCTCCCGACGCCGTGTCGCAGGTCGAGCAACTGACGGAAAAGTTCGGAAAACTGTCGGCGCGGCTCCGCGAGGGCGGCGACCAGCGATTTGACGGGCTGATTGCATCCGTTGGCCGCGTGGTTGAGCGGCTGAACCAAGGCGAGATCTCTGCCAAAAAGGCCAAACTGGCGATCGAAGCGCTTGCCGGCGCTGAAGCCACAAAGTCGTTCTCGGCCGCTGGGTTCGGCAAGGCTGACGCTTTGATCCGAACGGATTCCGAGCGGGCCATCGAGCAGATCCGCCGCGACGCGCAGAAACAGCGTAACAACATCATCGGCGACAACCCGACTCTCGGCAGGCGCCGCCGCGCGTCCATCGAAGGCGTGAATCTTCGCGAGGACATCGCCCTGTCGCGCGAGGAGTTCAATCGCACGGCCGCCGGCCGCGTCAATGACCTGTCGTCGCGCGTCAAAGACATCAAGGACGCTGGCCTGACGAGTCAGTTCGACAACATTCGGAAGTTGGCTGGCGACGCAAACGTCAGCCTCAAGGCGGCGTTTGACGGCCGGAACACCGCAGCCGGCGCCAGGGCGCTGGACAACTATAAGGCCAAGTTTCCTGCGCTCGTCGCCGAGATCGACAAGTTTGAGTCGAAACTCAAGTCGGCCGAAACAGCCCGCAAGCGGTTCGATCAATTCTTGACCATTTCCGGAAGCCGCAGCGACAAACTCGGCGCCGACCTCAATCGCGCCGCAACGGACATCACTGTCGCGCGTCAGTTTGCTGGAAACTACGACGCAGACAACATCGGCGGCAGGCAGCGTGTTGCCGCCGAAATCGAAAAGTCAATCTCTGTCTACAAGAAGGCCGCAGAGGTTCAGCAGCGCATTTTTGATCGTGAGTTCAAGAACGAAGAGGCTCGCGCCAGGGCTATTGCAAGAACCACGAAAGTCATCGAGGGCCAGAGAAAAGCCCTGAAGGACACCGTGGTCGACGAAAGCGGCGGGCGAGTGAGCGGCTCGCGATTCGACGCGGCGTCCCGGCGAGCGGCAAGGAACGCCGGATCAATCGGTGTCGGTGGGATTGCTGCAGCGCAGTTGGCGTTGCAGCAGGGTCTGTTCGCCATCGACGACCTTGCGTCGGCGTCCGGCGGGCTTGAATACAAGTTGCGCGCGGTCGGAAACAACATCACCCAACTTGGTCTGCTGCTTGGCCAGTCAGGACTGATTCCTGGACTTAGCGCCACCACTGGCCTTTTCATTGGGCTTGGCGCTGTTCTTGGCGGCCAGTTGGCCAGCGCTGTGCTGCGATTCGCCTACGACTCCAAAACGGTAGAGGAACGGCTCAAGTCGCTAAACAGTGCGGCCGAATCGCAGCAGTCGTCCGTCAGAAGGCTTGCGGAAGAGTATGCAAAACTCGGCGACGAGTTGCGCAGAATTGGGCAGTCGGAAATTGGCCAGCAAAACTCCTCTGTCGAGAGGCAGGTTCGCGAGTTGGCGGACGCCCGAGGTGCGGAGTTTGCCGAAAGAATTGCCGCGACCGACCCAGACGTCGCCAATATCCGCGCCAGGCGCGGCGTACTGCAAAACAGGCTAGAGACGGAAACCGGCATTCCGGAGCGCGTCCGAATTCAGCGCGACATTGAGCGAACCAGGACAGAAGAGCAGCGAGTCCTTTCGCGGTTGTCCTCGGAAGCAAACGGCCAGTCCATTGCCGACAACGTCCGCGCGTCTTCGGCTGGAGCGCTGGCACAGGCCGAGTCGGCCGTTCGGCTTGCCGAATCAGCGCCTGCTGGGACGGACGAATCTCGGATACGAGGCGCCAAGGAATCGTTAGAGCGAATCCGGCAGGCCGTTGCCGGCTTGGCTGACTTCCCTGCGTTTGACGTCGGCGACACTCGCAAGGCAGGGGAAGCGCTGGTTGCAATCCGAGGGCAGATTGAGGCCATTCAGGATCTTCGCGGCAGCGTTGGCGTTCAGGGCGCGGCTGGCATTGAGTCGGCTCTGGACGATATTGTGTCGCGGCTTCTAAAGGACGCCGCGCGAATCGAGGCACGGCTTTCCGGCGCATTTGATCAAGTCGACGCGGCGCTCACGCGCGGCGCGACAGCCGCAGCCAGATCCCTCGGGCGAGGCGGGCGGCTGCTTCAGGAGGCATTCGACGGCAGCGTATCTTCGAGCGCAATTCAGGCAGAGATCGACCGGATCGCCGACGTTCTGGCGCAGGTCCGCGAGTCTGCTGGCGCAGCGGCCACGCCGGAAGACGCCGCGGCATTTGAGCAGGACATTGCAGCCATCAATCAGCACGCCAACGCGCTGACCGGCGCCGCCTTGGTCGTGAAGTCGTTTTCAGACGCATTCGCGCAGGCGCAGCAGTCTGTTTCTTCTGACGTTGCATCGCTGCGGCAAAGGGCCGACGAGGCTCGCCGCGCAGACATTGCGCTAAGCACGCCGGAGACGCGGTCGGCGCGGTCGCGGGCCGAACAGGACGCAAGCGATGCCGGGAGGCTTCAGCGGCAGGCAAACGACGAACTTGCATCAGCAAGGGAGCGGGTAGAGCAAGACCTTCTTCGCGACGGAACTGACATTGGACGCCGCAGGGCAGAGATAGACCGCCAACTGGCGGTTCCGGCAAATGAGTTCGGGCAAGACGGCGTATCTGGCGGAACCGTGGAAGAGCGGGACCGGCTTCGCGCAGAGCGCAGGGCGATCGACGATCAAATTAACGCGGCCGTCGAGTCATCGCCGGAGGTCGCTGCCGCAAGGCAGCGCAGGGACGAGATCACCCGCGAACTCGCAAACGCCCAGGCCGCAGACAGGGGCCGAGTCCTCGCGCAAACGCCGGGGCAACGCGCATTAGAGGAGTTCTCACGAGGCGCCGAGGACATTCGCCAATACTTCGGGCGTCTTGCGGAAGACGGAAACGGCCTTGTCGACATTGAGGGGCAAAATGCCGCCGTCAGGCGATTCGCTGGCGAGCAGATGCGTGCCGCCGCTCCCGGCATCTTCTCGATGGCCGATGCAGTCCAGACGGCCATTCTTCAGGGGCCGTCTCGCGCGGCGCTTCGCGCCACAGACGCGTCAACCGTCGAGGGACAAGCAGAACTGAACCGTCTGCTTCGCGGAGACGACTCGTCTCGTGATCAGAATCTGGCAGAACTCCAAAGGCAGAACCAGACGCTCAAGGAGGTGGCCACTGGTATCAAGGACATGGCCGAAAAGATGGGAATTGTCTTGGATTTGTAAAGGAGCAACTCAATGGCAGACATTTCGTACAGCATGACGCTGAAGGTCGACAAAGGAAATCTGTCGAACCAAGTGTCGGTGAACGGCGTCACGGCGTCGATGGCAGCGATCGGGCTGCAGTCCCAGACGCTCACACTGTCCACCAGTCAGACGAGCATCTCGACGTCGAACCTGTCCAGCGTCGGCATGGCGTTTTTGCGGAATCTCTCGACCGCCACGGCTGCAACGTGCAGCGTCGGCATTCTGGCCGGCGGCTCGCTTGCGCCGTTTTGCACGCTGCGGCCTGGGGAGCCGGCCATCGTGAGGCTGGCGCAGGGCGTCGCATATGGCGCCACCGGCACGGCTGGCGGCCTGCTGCGGGTGGACATCACAGAGGGGTGAAGTCATGCCGAAGTTGACGAAAGAGATAACCGAAGGCCACCAGTTTTCCCGGTCCAGCAATGGCGGGCAACTCGCCGACGCGCAGACCAGGGTCTTTCGCGTTGTCTTGTCGGAGCCTGGAGAAGTCGTAAACCCAGAGACAGAATGCGGGATCCGAATCGGCGATCCGCATCCGATTAACAGCCAAGTCGTCTGCACCTCATACGACATCAAGTACGAGGGCGCCGGCCGGATGGTGTTCCTCTGCACGTTCCAGTACCAGTCCTCGGCAACCAGCAGCGGCGAGGAGAACAGGAATCAGCCGCCCGACGTCCGGCCGGCCAACTGGTCGGTCAGTACCTCGCTGATGGAAATGCCGATCGCAACGTGGGAAGAATCGGACAACAATGGTTTCCTTGTCGGAAACGCGGAGCCAGCCGCAAACCCTGTCGGCGATATGTACGAGGGAATTACGCGACTTGAGCCTGTAACGACCATAGTAATCGAGGAATTCGAAAAAGAAGACCCAACGAAATACTGTGATCTCGTCGGCGTCGTCAACCAGGAACTGTTTTTCATAGGGTCACTTACCTGCGACAAAAGAACGCTCATGTTTCGCGGCTTGCAGGCGCGGCCGACCGTCGAGTCGTGGGGCGGAGAACTCTACCGAGGATGGACGGTTTCGTATGAGTTTGTTTTCCGCAGAAATTATGTTCGCGGACTTTACTACAACGGGCAATTGTACGACGACAACCTAGGATGGGACATCGCCGTCCCGCAGTCCGGCTTCAACATCATCAACAAGTCAGCAGCCCTCGGCGGCGGCATTCATGAGGTAGGCAGTCTCGCGTTGGCCCACAGCGCGGAAGGAAAGATCGCCAACTGGCCAGACGATCCGGATCTCGTCGAGGGGACGGAAGGCAAGAAGGTTCGCGGCATGGTTCTGGTGGCATCATATGGAACTGACGGCGGCGCGTCCCAACTCCCGTGCGCGCAGCCAATTCCGCTCAACGCGGACGGCACGCCGCGGAGTTCGACCGCCAATCCTAAAGTAATCGTGCGTCGGTGGTGCGTTCATAGGGATGTTTTTTTTAACAACGTTTTCGACCACCTGCGGCTCCAGTAATGCCCAAGCAAACAGACCGCTTTTTCATCGGTCCCGGTCTTCGCACGAAACTCCGCGAGACCATCACTCGCGTGGACTCGATCCCCATGGTCGAGTCAGGGCCGGCTGCGCCTGTGCGCATTCAGGACGTCCCTCGGGCCGGCGGCGGCTCAAAGATCCGCGCCTGCACCTTCACCGGCTCGTGGACGATCAACGAGACCAAGACCCTGACGTTTCAGGGCGTGACTTCGACCCCGAATACCGTCGTCGCCACGAACCAGTTGTTTACAATCGGCGACGCCTGCGACGAACAGGTTGCCTACATCGGCAAGGTTTCTTCTCTTGAACCAGCCGGAGCCACGGCCGACTGGCATCTCCTCAACGTCCAGCACCACGAGACAGCCGTGTTCGTCTCCGTCACGATGACCACGGCCGCCATCGAGTTCACGCGCATCCTGACCTGGATTCCCTATCCCGGCGAGACGGCGACGCTCTCGCTGCCCATATCGACAGAAACCGCATGTTCGTAATCAACGGCGCGTTGGCCGTGTTCAACGGCCTGATCGTCAAAACATTTCGGTTCTGGTGCGAGTGCGTTCGTGGCGGCACTTGCTGCAACGGAGAGTGCCACTGCGACGAGGGCGAGTGCTGCAACGACGAGTGGAAGACGGAGCCTGGGTACTGCTGCGGCGACGAACTGTGGAGTCCAGAGAACGACCCTGACGCGCCGTGCGCAGAGGGCTGGACGTTCCTGCGGTGGGGTGACGGGTTCGATCAGTGCTGCGGGTGCGTTCCTCCGGAGTTCATGGACCCCGCGCAGAACGGCGGCATCGAAGGAGCCGAAAACGTCGCAGCGGCTTTGTGCTGCCCTGCGTGCGACGACGCGATCGTGTTTCGTGACCAGTGGGGGGAGTGTCCTGGCCGGTGCTGCGAAAATGGCAATTGCCAAAACAAGAAGCCTTCCGAATGCGCCGGGCAGTTTCTTGGCGGATGCTGCGATCTCGGGTGTCCGGTGCCGTGCTGCGACCCAGACGACGGGCATTGCGTGGTTGTCGATCAAGCGACTTGCCCAGCGCCGTCCATTCGCGCCACCTCAAACAGTTGCGACGAAGCGGCCTGCGTAGGCGCATGCTGCGTCTACAACGAAGACGGAGACTACGTCCTGCACGAGTCCTCGCCGACGACGAAAGCGAACTGCGACGGAGTCGGCGGCGAGTTCCAGGGCGTAGGAACGACGGAGTGCCTTGGATGCACGGAGCCGGGGTTTCCGCAGGACGCTCGTTGCCGACCGCCGTTTGACGCCTGCTGCTGCGAAGAAAAAACCAGCAAGGCCGCTGGCCTGACATTCTACCAGCCACGCACTAAGCGGATGCCGCCGATCAGCGATACGGTTTGGGTGCGGGTGGAACTTGAATCTAGTTCAGCCGTCCGCGTTCACGGCGAGTTGTATATCCCGACGCCATACGATCGGTGCGTCCGCGAGACGATTGTGTTTCCGTTGTGCTGGGACGCATTCAACGTCGAGCCGGTGCCGTGCGGCTCCAACTTCCAAGACCTCAAGATCAAGGTGTGCTGGGATCAACTGGCGACCGACCTTGAAACTCTGAAGTTCTCTGGCTGCAACAACATCACCGTATGGCTTGGCAACTGCCAGTACGAGTGCAAGACGGTGATGACCTACGAAGGCCCAGGCCACACGAGCAACGCCAGCATCGTAATGCGAGGCGACGGCGAGATTCGCGCAGACGGCACGGGGCCGCTCGTGCTGACGAGTGCCGTCACGCACGCTGGCAACTGCGACAGGACGCTGGCGCTGGCCGGTTCCAGCACGCACCTCAACGAGATCCGACGAATCGGCGACCCCGCTGGCAGCAACGTTTGCAACGTTGTCAAAGAAGGCAGCGGATTGTGGAGAATGAACGCCACCAGTAAGGATTTCAACGGCACACTGACCGTCAAGGGCGGCACCATGCAGGTCGCAAATGCCGCAGCGGTCGGAAGTACGATCGCAATCGGGGACACGGCCGCAGGGGCAGGGGGGTTCGCGGCGCTACTTTTGGAACAAAACGTCAATACGACTGCAAGTTTTGATGTGAGGGCATCGGCGGGGGCGCAGGTGGTTCTGATCGGCGGCGCCAACACTTCCGGTACGGCGACGTTCTCCGGCGGCAATGTCCGAATGAGCCGCGATGTGACGCTGGTGGCCGCGGATGGCGGCACAGTTTACTTTGAGAACCGCTGGGCTGGCGCCACAAACCTTGCCCCCGCCACGCATAACGTGACCATCGGCGCCAACGGCTTCGCTGGCACAGTTATGTTGCAGAATTATGACGGGACATTCTCTACGAGCGGTACGGTATTTATTCGATACGGAACTGCGGTTGTTGGAGAGACAGTCCTGTCGGCCGGCGGCGGAATAGTGCTTTCAGCCGGAACCACGCTTCGCTTGGTGAGGAGTCCGCCATTCGGTATTGATCCAGCGACCGCCGTGACTGCCGCATCCGCCACGCTCACAGTGCAGGAGGAACCGGGCGACCCGCCTGCGTCGCAGTCCTTGGACGAACTGACCGTCACAGGGACGCTGACCTTGGACGGCAGCGGCTCGCTCACAGTCGCCGACCTGTCTGGCGCGGGCAGCATTGTCAATGAAGACGGCACGCTGACGCTCAACCAAAACAGCATGACCGGCAGCACGTCGATCACGGGCGGCACGGTGATCGTCAACGAGCCGATCACCAACCCAGGCGGCCTGGTGACCTCGGCCACGTTCACCAGCGGCGCGCTGACGGTGGCGTTTTCTGGCGACCCGGCGTCCGGGGCTGCGTATGTCCTGCTCGCTGGCCCTACTGTAAATAGTTATGGGACCGTCACGCTGACGGGGACGACGAAGACAGGCACCTATAACTCGGCGACATCCACGCTTACGATTGCATAACCATGAGTTGCGTCGAAAAAACCTACGAGAACGGCGAGGCCGTCTACCGCGACTGCCACACCGGCGCGCCGGCAGCGGCCCATATGCCAGAAACCGGGCCGGGGACGGAACTCAAGGCGCTCCTGAAGGACTGGCTCGGGATCGTCGCCAACCTCGGCTGCTCGTGCAACGCGATGGCTAAGAAGATGGACGCCAACGGGCCAGAGTGGTGCCAAGGGCCGGGGATGCCGGAAATCCTCAAGGCCATGCGAACGGAGCATTCCAAGCGACTCGCCAAGCGCCAGACGATTCTGCCGTGGAGCGAACTTGGGGCGAAGTGGCTGGTTAGGAAAGCCTGCCGGCGCGCCCGCGAGAAGATAGGCAAAGTAGCCGTGGACAACCAATAGGCAACATGGCAACATATCTCTATGCCCGGTGACCACCACTTCACCATCCACGGCGTCAAATGGCTCCTCCGCTTCACGCGGTTGCGTGGCAGGGCGGCCGGCTGGGCGTATCTGCCTGACGCCAAGAATCCGAAGATGCCGCGGAAGATC